AGGCCGCCGCCCAGCATGGCAGCGCACTCTTCAACGAACCTTCCTCCACCGATACCCACATCACACAGCGTTCGATTCGATGGCAGGTGCCGATGCACCAGAGACAAACGCGCCGTGTTCAGTGCGTCGCCGATGTCGGTTCGATCCTGCCGCCGGTAGTTCTCCCAGTAGTTCGAATCATAAGGGTTTGCCTCCACCGGGAAAAACCCGAATCCACGCTCAGGGAACCAAACCAAATCATTGGGGAACGGTCGCATTCTTAGTAATCACCTGTTGGAAATTTTCAATGTGCTGCTCCAGCCCGCTGATAGTGCGGTCGCAAGCGTGCACGCGATCATTGCACATGCAGAATCTGTCCGGGAATACCTGGTGGAGATTCTCCATGGGCAGCCGTGGGTCCAGTACCTTGTGTTCGCCGTTCACAGCGCCCCAGCCGCCGTAGATGAGCAGCATTGGTGTTCTATAAGCCAATGCAGCGGGGAGAATCCAGCCGACTCCACCGACAACGCCAGCCGCGTTCTCAACCAGCGACATCAGGTCTTCAACCTTCAGCTCGCCACGGTGAAAAACATGGTCGGCGTACGGCATCGGGTTTACAGCGAACTCCGATGAGCCGTCTAGGTCCGCAACGCTGACGATGTCGAAATCTTTCCTAAGCGCATCCACGGCTTCACAGAGATACTTCGGATCTGGATTTCTTGACGTGGCAATCCACTCGGTTCTGATCGTTGCTGGCCTAACCACGACGTATGGCCGGCGTTCAGTTACAGGGAAGCTTGGCAGATCGAACTTAACCGTCTCTGGTATCAAGCCGGCAGAGTCAAACAACCCCTGAAGGATCGTCCCTGAGCCGCCGTAGCTGATCCGGCGTTCTCCGCTCATGGGCGGGTGATGCCACAGCGGGCGCAGGTCGTTACGAGAGGTGTTCTTGTGCTGCGTTCGCAGACGTGTGTTCGGCTTGACGGCCTTAACGTTCAAGTCGGCGTATAGCTGCGGCCACGGTGTACTTAGGTAGATCGTCTCATCTCGGCAAAGCTCTCGAACGACGGCGCGTTGATATACCCCGTCGCCGAGGCCCATCATTCCTGAGAAGAACTTCAAGCGCTGTACTCCACCAGAGGGAACCCAGAGAGGGCAGATCCCGGCGTGGCGTTCAGCACCTCGATTCCTACATGGCAGTCACGCCAGGCCAAGAACTGCCGTTGGTGCACAGCTCGGCGCTCCGGGGGCGTGTTTGATAGCCCGTTCACGTACGGCCCGAAATAGTGCGTGCCGTGGTGGTCGAACCCGTGGAGATAAACCCGAGTTGCGCCATGCATCGTAGCGGCTTGCAGCGCCAGCACGCCTGAACTCCATTCGGTCAGAGCGCCTTGAAGTTTCGTGGCGTAAGGCACGCTGTGTGATGTGTAGCGGGCGCCGGAGAAATTTTTACCGTCAGGATACTTCTCCCACCAATCCAGATCGTTGGCGGCCAGGAATTCAGCCCACGACGCAAGCTCGAATACTCGCCCGATCACGCCGACCTTTTCTCCGCGCAGGCTATTGCAGAGAGCTTGACTCATGCTGGGGCCGGGGGCGCAGAGGTGGAAGTCCATGGTTGTTTTACTGGCCGTCATTAACCCCGGTACTCACCGGCAATGTTAGGTACTCCAAACCCGAATCCTGATCCGGCAAAACCCCAGTGATGTTGTAATACTTTGAGCCGTGCACGATTCTCATGGACGGCAAGATGCCATCACGATACCGCACAGTGATACGCGCGACAACCTTGTTCTGATCCGAAGCGGATTGCACGAACTCGCGGGCAGACAACGGGGCAATCTTCGCCCACACAGGTGTTCCGAAATCTTCCCACGTAACAGTCACAGCGCCGGACGAGTCCTGAGCCACGACCTGTTCCTGAATCTGCACTCTGTGGCGCAGCTCGCCTGCGTTAATCGTCATGCCATCACCGGGGTTCGAAAGCGATACAGCAGCATGACCACCGAGCGCGGCAGCGTGCCGAACGAGGACACCGATTCAAGCCCGGTAGCTTCGCCTTCACGGCTCTTGTAGAACTCGCCAACCAGCAGCAGGCACGCTTGTTTAACAACCGTCTTCACGCCGATCTTGTCGCCCGCGCTATCGGTTGCAGGAACCTCGCGCCCAGCGCTGTCAAACATCGGGTTCCCGTTGCTGTCCTCAGCCTGAAGCCACACAGATCCCCACGGACGCAGATATTCCGTGATCGCCTCAGACGCGGCCATGATCTTCAGCTCCACGTCGCTATCGTCGTCGGACGAATCACGGCGAAGGTGCAGGTTCGCTTCGTCCAGAGAAATTAGCGGGTCCATCTCACAGCCTCACAGACTTAGACGGATCAATCGGCGTGGGCGCGTTCTGAGGAGCGTCACGACCCTTTTTCACTGCGAGGCGCCAAGACTTTACACCGGACTCCGCAGGTTTCTCGCGCGTAGGTTCCTGGCAGTGCCACAGAGAGCCAGCCCACGTGACGGTATCGCCCTGTTCATACTCTTCGCCTTCGCGGAATACGCCCTTGTAAACCATCGCCGGGACGCGGATAACGGCGCAGGATTCGGTTCCGTCGCTGAGAATCGTCTTGGCCGCCAGCACGCGCGGATCTTCATCGCTGGGCTCGTATTCGACTCCAGCGACACCGTTGACGATGCACTCCCACCCGCGCAGTTCATGCGTCTTCTCGAACGAGCGCCAGAGGCCGCCGAGGTGCTTCGCGTAGGTGTTCCGTGGGTAGTTCTTCGACAGGTCGATGCCGGCCAAGATTTCTAGGTGCAGCGCGTCGCGTCCGTCGTTGCCGTCCGCCGGCACACGAACCTCAGCCATGCGCTTCTGCACAGCATCGTCAACCATGCGCTGCACATCCTCAATCGGCACGCTCTTGCCATCAGCAGCAGGCGGGATTTCTTTCACGCGGGCGTCGATGAGTTCGCGGATCAGAGTCTCGGGGATTTCGGCGTCTTTGCCGGGGGCGCCAGCTGGGCCAGATTCACCGGCCGGCCCTGGTACCGCCAACGCCTTCAGTTCATGAGCAGCCGCCTCTACCGAAGCCCGCACTTGAACACCAATCTCCGCAGCGGCGAATTCCATAAACGCTGCTTCGTCCGCATCTTTCCCGGGCGCGCCCGGTTCGCCATCTTTACCGGCTTCGCCATCTTTGCCCGGCACGGCCAACTCTTTCACAACCCCGACAAGACGCTCAAACTCCGCATCGGTCAGCGCCTTCAGTTCAGCGCGCAGCCGTTCCGTGATACCGGCCTCGTCGGCGCCAACACCAGGCAAGCCGTCTTCGCCTTTCGGGCCAGGCGTGAGCGAGATTTCCTTCACGCTAGTCTGAATCGTGCCGACACGCTCGTATAGTTCCACGAACTTCGGGTCGAGCGCCTTCGACACATTCGCCGTTAGCTCAACTTCGTCTACAGGCCTCACAGCCTCAAGCCGCTTCAGCCGATCAACAATAGGCGCGAACTGATCCCCAAGCCAGCCATGCAGACCGTCAATGAACTTTGCAACGTCGAATTTCATGCGGCCACCAAGCTTTTAGTGCGCAGCAGGCTAAGCGCGCGTTCGGTTTCGTCGGGTTCTTCTTCGGGTTCGGGGGCCGGCGCAGGCTCCGGGGCAGGCGCGGGCGCTGGCGGTGGAATAACGTTCTGCCGAACCTGATCGAGAGGAAAATCCTGCTGCTGCATGTAGATCGTGTCTCCACCCTCAAGCGGCGGCAGATCCACGCGGTATCGGGCTTCGTTAGGAGCCATGATGCGCCCAGCCACCGCCGCAGCCAGCGTGCTAACCTGCGTCGCCTGATCCATCCGCAAAAGCGCCTCAGTATCCAGAGCCACGCCGTACCGATCCGGCACAGCGAGCCCCGCATCCTGACACGCCTCCATCTCTTCGATGAGAACGTGCAGACAGCCGTCGTAATACGTTTGCTTGATGTCGCCCGGCTTCATGCCAGATGGCAGCGTTGCCAGACCGATGATGTAAGGCGGGACTTTGAAAACCGAGCAGATGTAACGGTCAAGAGCCTCTTGCCGCTGAGTCTGCTGCGCGTCAACAGCAGTCATCTTCAGGGCCGAATACTTCAGGCCTTCGCCAAGGATCGCGACCTTGCCAGCGTTCTCTCCAGTGAATCCGCCCGACCAAGTTTCCTTCAGCCGAGCAGCAGTCTCGGGGGAGATAGTCCCTGGCGCCTCAAGCACACCACCAGGCATCGCGCCATTCGAGAAGAACCGAAGCGAGTCCGACTGAATCTTCAGTCCCAGCGTAGCCGCAAGCCCACCAGCGAACAGCGGCGACACACCCACCAGCGGGTGGAACAGGCAGTTCGTCCGGTCGTGAATAATCTCCGACGCCGGAACCTGAATGTTCGATTCGATGCCTGCCACGTTGTCCGCGTTCAGGTCATATAACACTTCGCCATCGGTGGTAACCAGCACCTGCACTCGGCACGGATCAAGCACGTACTCGCGCACGACGACACCTCGGTTGTCGCGCTCTTTGAGCACGTAGGTATTACCGTGAATCAGCTTCGAGGTGATCCACCACTCTTTAAACTGAATGTGGTTCTGATGTCGGTTAGGCGTGCGGAGAACTGGGGAAAACGCGGGACTGGTCGTCTCGGTCCAGATGCCATCCGGATTCAACTGCATCAGCCGCGCGCGCAGCTTGCCGATGTCGTTCGAGATTTGCGTGATGCAGGCATACACAGTCGGGTACGACAGAACAGAATCGAGCTTCCATTCGTCGTTTCGCTGCCATCCGCCGCTATATGGTTCACGAACCACCGGCCACCACCCGCCACGGTTGTCCACAGGCGCCGCCCAGCCAGCTTTAACAACCGGCATCAGCGCAGACCTACCAACCGCTTCAAGTAATTTCATTCGAGGTCATCCCGCGCTGTAGAAACGCAGCCGCAGCGAAACATTCCACCGCGAAAACCAGCAGAGTGTAACCGAATCCAGCCAGCAGATATACACCTCCGAGCAACGCGAAAAACCCAAGAGCCACGAGAATCAGAAACACCATCAGCGCCTGATTCACTGGTTTTTTCAGAACTGCGTCGGTTACCTTATCTGTCATTCGTAGATTCTACCCACACCTTACACCTGCACCAAACCTTTGATTTCCACAGCCAAGGCCACGCCCTGCGGGTTATCGTTGTAATTCGCGGCTTCGTACGTCACGTTCATCGTGGCGCCATACGTCGGCTGCCTACCAAACCACGCCGTCATGCCGCCGGTAATCGCCTTCAAGGACAAGTTATCCACAACCGAAGGCCCAACGCTGGTCGCTACCCCGTAGCCGTTCACTGGTCCAGGCGTTTGAACAACCTGTGAGTAAGATCCCGGAGCCGTCCGTTGTGGGCCAGACGCTTGAGACTGCCCCGTTCCATAGCGCCAGGTAGAAACAACTACGTTCGGTGTCGTGATCGAAACGACATCGTAAGCGCTAAGGTATCTGCCTTCAGTGATTGCAAACGCGCGCAGCAGGTTTCCGAAGTTACCCGTGTGCACAGCTTGCCCACCAGTGATGCTCCATCCGGTTCCAAGCGTCCAGCCCGCTGCGGATGCGAAGTCGCCGTTGACCACCAACTCGGGTCCCGTCGTAACCTGATACGTCTGCCACTGCTCGATTGCGTCGTACCACTGCGACACCGGGTATGCACGGTCATCGATCCAGCCGCACATCTGCGCCAGATCGCTGGCGCCAGGAGTCTGCGGAGTAATCGCGATATCGAACAAACCCTCAGCGCCAATCTGACTCTGGACAGCACCGAACGAGTCATAAGTCACAACGTCGCCGATGCGCAGAGCCGCAAAGCCAGCGCTACCCGTCGCTGTAATCACAAGGTTATGCGTACCTGTCGCGCCACCCTTGATGCCACCCATCCACGCGAACGCATGCCCAGACGTGCTGTCGTGCACTTCAGCCGCCACAGTGAGCGGCACACCGTTCCAAGTCACTGCAATACCAGGGGCGCTCGCCGCGTTGTTACGCCCGACGATGCGAACAATCATCGAGCCCGTAGGCGAGTTGTAAGGGGTGGTGTACGAAACAAGACCGTCAGCGGCGGGGATCTGCCGGTCATACGGACCCGGCGGCACAGGATCAGGCGCGTATTCATCCTGGTTGATGAACACGATTGGCTTGATGAAGCCAATGAAGTCTTTCACGGCTTCGGCCCGTTAGTCAGTGGACTTCGCGCCGCCAGGCTTCTTTCGCCAGGAGCCGTCTTTGTTCTTCACTTTGGATTCTGCGTGAATCTCGGGGTCCCAAACCGTGCCGTGTTCGTCAAGTTCTTCGGCGTCGATAAGCTCAGCGGCTGCGGATTGCGAAGCTTCGGAAACAATCGATCCGGCCGGCGCAACAACCGCCGTCTGCTCATAAACCGGCCGCCCAGCCACCATATCACGCGTCTGATACGTCCCAATCTTCAGCTTCGTCAGGATCTTCGCCTCGCGCTCTTGCATCGGACGAACCGCGCCGCCTTTGTTGTACTTGAAGAAAACTTGGCTCATTGGGGAATCTCCGATGTGGCTTCTTAAAAAAGAGCCCCGCCAACTTTTGATCAGCGGGGCTCGATTATCGCCTAAACGGCGACGGCACTAGGGGTCAAGATTCGCCCCAGTTAACCGCTGTGATATACGCAACAGCAGATGCGCGGCGGCGGAGCCACCCGATGTAACGCTCGGCGCGGAACGCCGTAGAGTTAGTTTGGAACATCGACACCATGGCGATGGCGGTCGGCGTTGCGGAGTTCACCGTGGGCGCGGTGTCCATTTGCAGCGAAGCTTCCTGAGAAGCGTCAACCGTCACTTGGCCGTCGTCAGCAAGCCAGATGTCCGAGGCGTTCGCGAGGATCACGATCGAACCGGCCGAGGTGTACGGGATGTAATCCGACACGATAACCGGAACGCCCATGAACGTGCCGCCGTTCATCGTCAGGCCGGGAAACTCCGACTGGCCAAGCGGGTTCTGCATCAGCGAAAGCGCCAGCGCAACCGAGCTGTTCATCAGGTACACGGCATTGCGCGGGGTGTTGCGAGCGGCAATGAAGAACTGCCACAGGCGCATGATGTCAGCGCGGATGTTGTCGGCGGTCGGACCAGACGAAGCGAAGTTGTTCGCGCCGTTCGTGATCGAGGCCGGAGAAACGTTTGCCACCGCCGCCTTGGTTGGGTCCACGAAGTCCGTGTCAATACGCGCGATCACAGCGCCAGCCAGGCCGTCTCGCACCAGGCGTTCAGCGCTCGGGTTGCTGAAGCGGATCAGTTCGTTCGTCAGCACCGAGATGGCTGCAACCTTGGACCAGCCAATCCGCGTGTTGTTGAAGTCGAACGAAGTCAGGGGCTTCGGAGCGCCTTCACCAACCCAGCTTGCCGAACCGCCGGAAGTTTGACCGCCGATGTCAACGTTGAACGGCACACGGTTCAGGGAGGGCACAGAGCCAACACCGAACTGGCCGATGATCGTGCGGGGGCGAAGGAACTCAACGAAGTCGCCAGTGAAGCGCTCGTAGTCAACCAGCGGAGCGGCCCAGGTTGTGCCCGTGGTCGTGCCAGCGCCGATAGCGGCCTTCTGAGCCAGCATCTCTCCGAACTGAACGCCGCTTGCTTCGAATTGCAGAGCCTTCACCACGCCTTCGTTATCGGCATAGCGGTTCTGCGCAATCTGGAGTGCCATCTGGGGATTACCCTTGGCTGCCAGTTTGCAGATAGCGAAGCGGGCGAACTCAATCCCCGGCTCAAGCTTCTGCGTATTCTTCACATTCACACCACCGCGCGAGGCAGTTGCATCAGCAGACGAACCACCAGCGACCGGAGCGGCCTTGGCGATCTGAATGGCTTCCATCGTCTTCAGACGGGCAACGTCGGCGTCGATGGTCTTGAGTTCACCGGCCAGAGTGTCGAACTCTTCGGCTTCGGCGGCATCGGTAGAGCGGCCAGCTTCGGCGGCGCCTTGCATGATTTCTTCCATGCGGGCCGACTTCTCGACGCGGGTAGCGGTCAGGGCCGCCAGTTGTTCAGCAACAGTTTTCTTCATTTCGAATCTCCAATGAGTTTTACAGCGCCAACGGGCAGCGCGGACAGTTTGATTCCCGTAGCGCCGGGAGATTTCACGTTAAGCCGAACGGCGCCGTTCAGCTTACGGCCAAGCGCGGCCCGCTGTTCTGCGTCGATTGACTTAATGCTTTGAATGGTTGCGGATGCGTTTGCCGGAATTGTTACAAGCGAAAGCTCGTAAATCTCAGTTTCCGAGAACTCGATACCGCCGTTATCCATGAACGAGTTTTTCTCCGCTGAGAATCCGATCGACACTCCGCGCACGAGACGGGCCTTGACAGCCTGCCACGCCATATCCACGAGGTCTTTCAGAGGGCCAGCCTCGTCAATAGTCGGAAGCGACGCCGTGAACGGAATCCCCTTCTTCGTGGCTTTGCCGAACTTCGCAATACCAACCGGCTTGCTGTGCTCGTGCTGCCAGAGAAGGGGAATCTCCGGGGCGAACTTAGCGCCCATCGGGTCCACGATATCGCCCATGCGATCCGTCTCAGGGGTCGTCGCAATGCCGGTGATTACCCGTTGATCCTCGTCAACGGATTTCACCTCAAGCATCGAATACGCGCGATTTTTCATGTTCATGATGCGGAATTTCGTGGAGGGTAAATCAAATCTCCGGCGAAAACAACGCAACACTAGATGAACAGAATAGTCGGGTCCGATTGTTTTACTGGCGCAGCGTTCGGCATCACGCCGGCAGCCATGGCGAAACTAACCATGCCATCGATACGACCACGAGCGGTTTTCTTGTCGAACTTGCGGGCCCCGGAATCTCCGATGACTTTCGCGTTACGGGCGCACATCGTCAGGACCTTGTGACCTCCATGCCGGAATTTCTTGTTCACCAAGCTTGTTTCAAGTTCGCGCAGCGCGGGGGTCATCGATAGCGTGCCTTGCCCATACTCAACGAATTTCTCTAGTTCCTTCTCTGAGAAACCTTCTTTCTCAAGCCATGGTTTCAGGAATCTCATGAGCGCCCTGTCGAATGCCAAAGCCTGAACATCGCAGGAATCGAAGAATCCTCGCAGGAATCTGGCGATGTATTCATACTCGATTGCTGCGCCTGGCGTGGTGTGGAGAATTCCTTCTTTCTCCCAAATATCGTAGGGCACGCGATCTTTCTTTGCTTTCTCGCGAAGTCCAACTGATGGCAACCAGAAATGAGAATGCACTCCTCCAGAATCATCGATGGCAACGAGCGCGGTAAGGTCAGATACTGAGGATAGGTCCAGGCCTGCCCAAACCTTGCGGCCTTTGATTTCTCCCGGTGCTCCACCGTTAGATTCCCAAACGTTCTGAGATACAAACGGAGAAGCGGCCTCAACTCTCTGGTTTAATACCAAGTTTCTGAACGATGGCTCATTTGCTGGAATCGCCATCGCAGATTTGCACTGCTTCTCAACGTCGTCCAGCGAGCGGAAGATACCCAGCGCAGGGTTAGCTGCGAACCACGCCTTACGGTCATCGATCTGGCAATCCTTTGGCGCCTCGTAGACGTGGCACACAACCCGAGGATCAGGTGACGCGCGCTGGGCATCGATCCACACGCTCAGCATGTCCGCATCAGTCGGCGCCTGAGTGCTGATCGCAATCAACAGCGGATTCTTGTAAGCGCCCTGAGCAGAAGTAATAGCCGACACGAATTCATCAGTCGGCCCGGTTACTTGTCCAAGCTCATCGAGGATTGCCAAAATTGGCGAGAGCCCGTGGGTGGTTTTTCCCTCAGCCGCCAGCGCCTTATATGTAACGTTCTTCGACAATCCAATAAGCCGCTTGCCGCTCGGCATAATACGTATTCTCGATTGCAGCGCAGGCGACTGATTAATCATCCGAACTGCCAACTCGAAGATAACTGCGGCCTGCTCTTTACTTCGAGCGCCAGAAACAATCTGTGAGTTTTGAACTGCTTCAGGTCCAGCCAAGTGGGCTAGCAGTATTGCGGCGATTAGCGAAGTCTTTCCGCACTTTCTCGCGATGGAAAGAATCGCTGTATGAGTTCCTACCGGAGAATCATAAATTTCCCGGATGAACCTCAGCTGAAATTCCTCAAGCTTCATCGGCTTACCAATCAAATCCCCTTCAGGATTGATTACGTAAGTCTCAATGAATTTGATTACGCGTTCAGCGCGCGACAGTTGAGCCATGCCGCGATTCTACTCAGCCTTCGGTGTATTCCGTTCAGGCGAGCAAGTCTTCCTCATCCTCAACTTGCTGCCGGGCTTTTTGTGCGCCCTTCTGAACGTTCTTGGCGCCAGACAGGTCGCGTGGGTCGCCAGCGTTCTTGCCGCCCATCCTAAGCGTTCGCATCAACGCCATCTCACGACGCGCCAACTGCTCAAGAACTGTAACTCGTGGGTTCATCACTTGCGTGCCACGGTCGTTCTTCACAACCGTACCCTCGGCCTCAAGCTGGGCCGACTCCACCTCAATGTCACGCTGAGTGCGGGCCAACTGGGCGGCGACCACTAGGTCATGTGACTCCCAATCATCCCTCGCGCGCGCACAAAGGATACCAGACCAGAAAGGTCGGTCCTCCGGGCGAAGTCGAACGTGGGAAGGCGGGTCAAGCTCGG